CTACATGTAAAAATATTTCCAAACTTCCTCACTTATTATTTTTATTGGCGAATTTCTATTATCTCGATAATCAACTGCTAACTCAATTTTTCTTCCATAACTTTTGTATCGCCAGTCTTTCGAGCTTAGAGCACCAATGATCAAGTAATCTAAATTTTGAGTAACTCGCTCGACAACTATACCACCTGCACTTTCAATAGCAGACTTGCATTCATCCCTACTGCCGCAAAGAAATCTACCGGTAAAACAAATAGTTGCTCCTTTAAGCTCTAAAGAATCGATATGCTGAACTGGCAATCGTGTCGCATTACCGTCAACAATACCTGAACTCATTTCAACTCCAGCAAAAGAAGATAAAGCCTGCATAAGCTGCAATCGTTCTTCTTCAGTGATTACTCCATCATCGAGTATATCTTTAACTAACTTGTATAAATATTTTCCCGGATAATTACTTTTCAAAGCGCCATTAGAGGTAAGAAACCAATTAAGATAGCCTATCTCAGCATCATTTAATGATTGATTGGCGACAACACCTTTACACAATCCCTCTAGAAGGTGTTTATCTGACTCTATTGAATAAAGATCAATGTCTGGAATATCTAGCATTTTTGTTTGGATTTCAATCAAATCACTTTTGAACTTATCAAGTTCAGATTTCTCTATTATTCCATCATCAAGGATACGTGCTATTTTTTCTCTAATCAATTTAGAAAAATAATTATCTTTAATTATTTCTGATTCTAATAGCCACGTATCTAAATAGAGCAGTTCTTGTTCATCAATTTTGCTATCGCAAGTAAGCCCCTCAATTATTTTGATCAAATTTATCAATAACTTTTCTCTATTTCTTGAATAATTATAGCTGTTAGAATTTTCCATATTTCCTCCAGAAATATGTTAGCTTGCTATAATTGTTTTTCTTACTTCACCAATACACTTAACGTCATCAACAGAACATTCAAAATTTGATGATAGACCTGTAACTTTTATCCTATTACCAGGTATACGCGAAATTAAGTAAATATCATGTACCCCATCTATACTAAGCAACCAGCTACCGTTACCTATGGTGTTTTTCCCAAAATCAACCAGCCAAGACTCGTTAGAACGTTCAACCAACCGTATCATGTCCGCACTGTCAGGGATAAAGGACGGATCACATACCCAAGAACCGATTTCTACTAACAAACCAGAGGCAATAGACATTCGGGGAATAGAAGCATAGGCACTTTCATAAGATACAGCGTCTGGATTGCCAGGATTACCTTGCCCTGTAGCCAACCATAATAACGACACGCCGGTATCTAACGCGCACGCAACAACTGCATCGCCGGGAAAATATTCACGCCTAACCCAAGTACTGATTGTTGCAGTTGAAATGTCCAAAAAATCACCGAGCTCTTTTTGAGTTCGAAACCCGTACGCATCTAGCATCCTTCGCAGCACAGGTTTTCCCCCTGCAGCTTGGATTTTTTCATATAAGGCTTTGCCACGAAGTGTGGATTTGCCAACTTCAATATTCGAATTTGCAAATTTCCCGGTTACTAACCAAGTAACATCAGCGCCAGTATCCAAGGCGCATCGCACAATTACCGTGCCCGGAACCTGCCCGCGCAAAAGCCACCCGCCTACGTTACTACTGGAAATCTCCAGTTTTTCAGCAAGCTCTTTCTGCATGCTAAACCCATAAGAAGAAAGGATTCTTTCTAAAACTTCTGACGCCACGGCGTTTTCTATGCGCATCAAGATAACCTTAAATTCGATTTTCGTATTTACAGATACAAAAAACGGATCTACGATAGATACACACCACATGTAACACCGTAGAACACAAGCCACTAACCGGAGATATTGCTTTATGTCTCATGATATTGCAAACCCCCAGGCCGCCCCTGCCACGCCTTTTTCACCTGTGCAGATTGCAAATATGCTTCTGCCCGGTCTGAACGGCGCCATTTTGGAAGCAGTGCAGCGCGCAGTTGCTATGCACACCTCCCCGACCATGTCCAAAGAGGACTTCATTGCCGTTAACGGCATCAGCGCATCCGTGCTGGAGAAATGGATCGCAAACGGCGTTGTGCTGCTGGCGCCAACCCCTACCACTACCGTGAAACAAAACCGAAAGAACCGGAAGACCGGCGTGATCGAAGAGGTCACGATGACCAAACACGGTAACGCCCTGATCAACCTCGAAGCGTGGCGCGAGAAAAACCGCCAGGTTGCGATCAAATGCCGTTACATCCGCGGTTAATTCGATTATTCGAATTTTGAAGGGTTAAACCATGTTTGATTATCAAGTCTCTAAACAGGCGCACTACGAAGAAGCCTGCCGCCGATTCGCGACAAAGCACAACATCAAGCAGCTGAGCGCTGATGCTGGCATGTCGGCGCAGGTGCTGCGTAACAAGTTGAATCCAGACCAGCCGCACCGCCTGACGGTTGAGGAATTGCTGACGCTGACCGACCTCACCGAAGACCCGACGCTGATCGATGGGATGCTGGCGCAGCTGCACTGCCAGCCGTGCGTACCGATCAATGAGCTATCCAGCGGCAAAGTCGCGGCGTATGTGCTGAAGGCCACCTCCGAAATCGGCAAGGTCGCGGCCGAGGCCGTTGCAGATGGCGCCATGACCTCCGCGCGCCGCGGTGCGATACGCGAAAGCGTTAATGCCGGCATTCGTTACATGACGCTGGCAGGACTTGCCATTCAGTCCCGCATCCATGCCAACCCGACAATGGCCTCAACCGTTGATGCCATCACCGCCGTTGGCGCGTCACTGGGCATGAGCTGAGGTGAACATGATGCCAATTTCTATTGCTCCCCTGCTCAAGCAGCAAAGTCAATTCCGCCACTTTGGCCACGGTTGGTTAGAACTCAAGAACGGTCAACGCTGGCACCCAGTGCAGTGCCGACTAGAGATAAAACAAGAGGAAAAGGTTGCGAGCCGTAAATCAGAGGTATTTGCATTTTTTAGGATCCAAGCGTTGAAATGCCTTGCCACAAGATACTTAAACCTGCGGTTAGTGCTTTGGAAGTGACTTGCCCAATGACGTCTTTAGTGCCTTCAGTCACTGCTCCTTTACTCGCTGCCAAAAGAGTATCACCGAAGGATTCCGTCAATGAATCAGGCGTCAATTTCAGTAACTCTAGGCCTTTTGCCGTAAGTACTGCATCGCTAAACGAAGCATATGGATGACCTTTAGCAGAAATATATCCGGCTTCGACAAGCCATTTTATTGTTGCAAATGCGATTTCACATTCTTTGCTTGGCACTGTGGCACCGTTTTCCAGCGTCACATCAATGGGGGCATCATCAATAAGATTTTTTATACGAATGGTCTTTTCAAGTGGGAAATTCTCATAGAGAAAAGCCAATGTCTTACCTGTTATTTCATTAAACAAATCAATATTGGAGCTTTTGGACATGACCACACCTACTCTTGCTGAAAAAAAAGATGAATACGACGCTTTGTATAGGTTATTCCGCATGACCGTTGAGATGCAACTTGGGTTGTGCATGGACAGTGTAAGAGCGAAGGCTCAGTGGCGCAAAATTCTGGCCAATGCTGATACATCTGTGTTGGCAGATGTACTGGCTGAGTGTCTTTATGAAGCTGGTCACAAAGCAATCACGAGTAAATCATGATATGGCTTTTACTGAAACTGCGCGCGCTGTGCCGCTGACACCGGGCCAGCGGGCCGACGGTTTACAGCACATCGCCGAATTGCGCCGGCATGTTTTCAAGTGCGACAGCACCGCTGAAATAAATCGATTTTTGGCAGACGTGCGCGACGAAAGCGATCCACGAAACAAAGGCAACATCCGGGCTCTGAGCGCCATTTTCTTTTTAGCTGGTATTAAGAAAGAGCGCCACGGGCTGGATTTCAATGAACTGACGAGTGAGGAGAAAAAAGCATTGGTCGATGCAATGAATAAATTCCGCGCAGTCGTGAGTTTATTCCCGAAGCATTTAAGCATGCCGAGAGAAATAACTTTTTAACCTGACCAGAAATTAATTGGCGTAAACCCGCCGGGCTTTTTATTACCTGAAGAAAGGAAAACCACAATGAGAAATATACAAAAACTGCCAATCAACATTGGTATCGATCCAGCCGCCGGCAACGATGTTTCAGTTGTACATCAGACCGCCTACCAGTTGGAAGAAATGCTGAAGCGCGCACGCATGGATGAGCGTAAGAACCAGGCCTCGGTGATGTCCACCAGGCTGGAAAATCTGGCCAACTCCATCATCGCCAAGGATTTGAGCCTTCGCGATGCCGTAGAGCTGCTGCGCCACGAAGCCGAATTCATCCAAAACCAGGCGATGGAGCTGCACTAATGGCCGACGCAATGGACATCGAACAGGAACGCCAGCAGCTGATCCTGGACGCTCAAATCGAACAGGCGCGCCGGAAACCGGCCGCCCCTTCCGCCTTTCTCTGTGAAGAGTGCGACGCGCAGATCCCAGAGGCACGCCGCCTTGCCGTTCCTGGTGCAGCCCGTTGCGCCAGCTGCCAGGAACTTCACGAAACAAAATCACGCCACTACCGGGGGTAGTTATGCTGAATTCCGCGTTGAAATGGGTGGGCGGAAAGCGCCGCATTATGGACACCCTGTGCCAACACCTGCCAACCGCACCAGGCCGCCGCCTGGTGGAGCCATTTGTGGGTTCCGCTACCGTTTTCCTGAACACCGACTTCGATTCCTACCTGCTGGCCGACATCAATGGCGACCTGATCAACTTCCACAACGTGGCCAAAGAGCACCCGGAAGAATTGATCGTGCTTGGCCAGTTGATGTTTGCCAATCACAAGGGCCAG